CTTACCTCACGATAGGACTATCATGGCTGAAATCTCAAACTACCTTGAAAATGCGCTAATCAACGGCACATTACGGGCTACTAATTTTACTGCTCCAGCAGCCGTATATGTCAGCTTGCATACTGCTGATCCTACTGATGCTGGCACAGGCACAGAAGTTAGTGGCGGCTCGTATATTCGCCAAGCAGCTACTTTTGCTGCCCCATCTAACGGTGCAAGTGCAACGAGCGCTGATGTTACTTTCCCACAAGCCACAGGCAACTGGGGAACGATTGGCTGGATTGGTATTTGGGATGCACAGACAACTGGCAACCTTTTGTACCATACCGCCTTGGATGCGTCTAAAGCAATTGATACAGGCGATATTTTCAAGATTGCATCAGGCAGCCTGACCGTCACTTTGGCGTAATGAGCAATGCCAGCCGATTATTGTGGCCCGTTCACAATAGATGATATTGATCTCTTTGGAACGCTGGAGCAGATAAATGTTAGCTTTGATGACCCAATTTGGAACTCAGCAGATACCTGTATCCGTTACGCTGATGGCGCTGTTGCTGGAACTGGTAATGTAAACGCTAACGCTTTTGCAATACGAAACGCAGAAGGCGCAATAACCGGAACAGGTACAGTAGTTGCAGATAGCATTAGGACTCGGACAAGCTCTGGCGCAATAAACGGAGCAGCAACAGTAGTGGCTGATGGTTTTGCTATTCGCAATGCTGAAGGCAGCATTACAGGTAGCGCTACAGTAGCGGCTAATGGTACAAGAGTACGAGTAGGAACAGGGTTAATTACAGGCTTTGGTACAGTAAATGCTAATGGCTTTGCTATACGAGGTGGAGTTGCAAGCGTAACAGGCTCGGCAGAAGTAACGGCAGCCTGTCAGCGCATAAGACTGTTTGAAGGCGCTATAACAGGCACAGGAACGGTTGTTGCAGATGCGATAAGGCTACGCCTTGGCTCAGGTCAAATAAACGGCACAGCAACGGTTACAGCCCTTGGTGGGGTGCAATATAGCGGAGAAGCTAGTGTAAACGGTATAGCTACAGTAAATGCTAATGCGATTGCGGTATTTTCTGCGATTGGCTCTGTAAACGGAGAGGCTACAGTAGTTTGCTTAGGCCGAATACTTGGCGATGAGTGGGCAGACGAAACAGCAGGAACGGAAAGCTGGACACCAGAAACACCATCTACAGATACATGGGTAGATGCTAGTGCCGACTCAACAAGCTGGAATAATGTACCTGCAAATAATCCAAACTGGACAGATAAATCTATTGGGAATCAGACATGGCAATAAGTAGAGTTACTTTCGGGGAATGGACTCCCGACCAGCCAGGACTAACAAACGGCCTGCAAAGGGCGGAGAATGTGTTTGCTAAGGCTGTAGGTTATGGCGCTATTAACGCAGCAGAGGATTATTCTGGGGCTGCATCAGAAAACCTAAACAATGTTGTGGCTGCTAGAACTACTGCTACAGGCGTTACGGTAGTATTTGCTGGCGGTGCAACAAAGCTATTTAAGTTAGATACTAGCGATTTGTCTTTGGATAATGTTTCTAAAGCATCTCGCAGCATTACAACCGTAGCAAGAACAACCAATGTGGTAACAATTACTACATCTGTTGCTCATGGCTATTCCGCAGGCGATAGTCTTACAATAGCGGCTGTTATAAATACGGATATAAACGGCACATTTACTATTTCAGCCGTACCAACAACTACTACATTTACTTACACAGACACAGGCACAGACATTGTAAGTGGCGCAGATACCGGCACAGTTACATTTCAGTATGTAACGCCATCTAACCAGCGCTGGAGATTTACTCAGTTTGGCAATGTGCTAGTTGCTGCGAATGGCGGCAATCGCTTGCAGGGATACAATGTCAATAGTTCTACAAACTTTAGCGACTTAGCGGCAGATGCACCACAATCTCGTTATGTAACGGTAGTGCGTGATTTCGTGGTTTCGGGTTATGTAAACGATGCAACAATAAGACCTAATCGAGTGCAATGGTCGGCTTTGGGCGATGAGTCCAGTTGGACTAATTCTGCTACGACACAGGCTGATTTCCAAGATATTCCTGATGGTGGCGCAATAGTTGGCTTAACTGGCGGTGAGTTTGGCCTAGTATTTATGGATCGCTCTATCCATCGTATGTCGTATGTTGGTAGTCCTTTAGTATTCCAGTTTGACAATATCAGCCGTAATCAAGGCTGTTATGAAGCTAATTCGATCATTCAGTATGGCGGCACATCGTTCTTTCTGTCAGATAACGGATTTTACGCTTGTGACGGACAACAAATTATTCCTATCGGAAACGAGAAAGTAAACCGTTTCTTCTTTGATAATGTAGACGAAGGCTTATTGCCTTTGATGTCATCTGCCGTAGATCCGGCTAGAAAGCTCGTTATTTGGGCTTATGCCTCTTTATCTTCTGCAACTGTAGATAAATTATTGATTTATAACTACGAAATAGGCAAGTGGACTAGCGGAACAACTACGGCAAGCCGCATAGCGACATCGTCTACGCCATCCTTTACATTAGAAGGATTGGATGTATTTGGTAACTTAGAGGCAATTGAAACTACCTTTGATAGCCGTATTTGGCTTGGTGGCAAGATGCAGTTTGCTGGAGTTAAAGATACCAAAATTGTTACATTCTCAGGCGCAAACAATACGGCCTACATTGAAACAGGCGATATTGAAGTTCCAGGCGCAACCTCGGCAATTACGATGGCTAAACCAATTGTAGATAATGGCTCTGGTAGTGTGGCTTTGGTATCTCGCAGGCTATTAAATGAGCAAGTCGTATTCGGTTCGCAGACTGCCGCAGACTCAGAAAACCGTGTAAGTATTCGTGGCGTAGGTCGCTACCATCGTCTACAATTAACACCTACAGGATTGTGGAAAACCACAGTCGGAATGGACATTGATTTGAATGGTTTAGGGACTAGATAATGTTTAGACGATTACCTCCGTTTGGTGGAGATCAGCGAGCAGTCGCTGAAATCGTCAATGGCATTATGGATGGCAAAACCAACAATACCGGCTCTGTAACATTAGGAACTGGAAACGCAACAACTACTACGATTACAGATGCTCGTATTGGCGTAGATTCAATTATATTGTTAGCACCAAATTCTGTTGCTGCTTTTGCTGATACTGCTCCTTATGGAGCGTTTCAAGACTCTACAGACCAAACAGCAGCAAGCACGACAGTTGCATACCCAATGACATTTGACACCACAGACTTTTCTAATGGTGTTTATTTATCTAATAGTAGTCGCATGAATGTTAGAAACGCAGGCATTTATAATGTGCAATTTAGCGTACAGTTACAAAATACAGATAACGCACAACATAGTGTAGATATTTGGTTTAGAAAAAACGGTACTAATATTACAGCATCAAATAGTATGTTTACTGTACCAGCAAGAAAAAGCGCAAGTATTTATGGTCATCTTATTGCAGCCATAAATTACTTTGTAGAACTTGCAGCAAATGATTATGTAGAAATTGTATGGCGAACAGAAAGTACATTAGTTTCAATAGAACAACTGCCAACGCAAACTAGCCCAACAAGACCAGCAACACCATCAGTTATTGCAACTATGCAGTATGTAGCTCCTAATGCAATGGACAATGTATATATCAGCTCACAAACAAACGGTAGTGCAGTAATCACGCATTTTGCCAACAGTACGGCAAGCAAAACTTATAAATATGTAATCGTAGGATAAAAGGAAAATATTATGGCCGTTCAATCCACAACATCGACTTCAAGCATTGACCCAGCATTATTGCCATACCTTACACAAGGTTTGGAAAGGGCGCAGAGTTTATTCCTGACAGGACAACAGCCTGAGTTCTTTCCTGGACAAACCTATGTAAGCCCATCTGCTGCTACTACTGAATCTATTGCACAGCAAGAAGCCATTGCTCGTCAGCAAAGCCCCGTACTTCAACAAGCACAACAGGCATTTCAAGCATCGCTAGGTCAGCAAGGTCAGGCGGCAGCAGGTGGATTTTTAAATGCAAACCCATACCAAGCTCAAATGATGCAGGCAGCCACACGCCCATTGGAGCAAGCGTTTAGCCAACAGGTATTGCCAGGCATCTCTAGTCTGTATTCCAAATCAGGCCGTCTAGGCTCTGGCGCAATGGAAAGAGCATTGGGAACTGCCACAGAAGGCTATGGTCGTGCATTAGGCGATATTACAAGCAACATTGCAGGCACACAGTATCAGCAAGAGCGTGGCTTAATGCAACAAGCACAATTAGGCCAAGCCGCATTGGCACAGGCAGCCCCCAGCATTTATGGTCAGCAATTCTTACCATCGCAAGCATTGGGTCAGGTTGGCGCACAGCAAGAAGCTATTTCAGCGCAACCACTACAAGAGCAGATGGCTCGATTTACATTTGGGCAGCAATTGCCATACCAGCAGTTACAAGGCTATTTGTCATCAGTATATGGATCGCCTATGGGGGGCTACGGTACACAGACTACTCAGCAGCCCTTGTATCAAAACAGAACTACAGGCGCATTAGCTGGTGGATTAGCTGGCGGGCTAGTAGGTTATGGATTAAACAAAGCGTTTGACTTTGGTTCGCCATATTTATCTGCTGGTGGCGGCGCTTTAATAGGTGGACTGCTTAGCGGTTTGTGATAAAGGATAATATGGCTACCCCAAAAAGAATAAATAGGTCTGCTTATGGAGAATATGGATTAACCGAATTAGATGGTTATGAAGTTCCGTTTTTAAGTGCATCGACAGCATCTTCTTTAGTTCCTACACCTGGAACTTATGTATCTGATTTTGCTCACGGCAGAGGTGGGCTTACATCTGGTTTAGGTTGGTCATCAAACTCAACAAGCGGAAAATTAGCAAGAGGGGCTGCTGCTTTTGGTGTCGAGGCAATACCAAAAAGGTACAGTTCAGAAGAATTTGGTGGCATGAGATTATCTGGTTCACCATCTGAACCATTAAGTTATGATTTTCAAAACTTAGACCAAGTTGCTAAACAATTTAATATAGACAAATCTGCATTTAAACCCTATGAAGTTCCAGTAGGGGGGGTAAGTATTGATTCAGAGTCAGGTTTACAAACTGACGGCATTGTTCAATATTTATATGATTCTGAGGGTATGTCTGCTGGCAGTAAACCGCTTACTAGAACAGTATCAGTAGATGAGCAAGTTTTTAATAAATTAAATGAATTAACTAAAGATTATTATTCTTATACAGCAGACACTCTTGTCCCAGGTAAAGCAACTGAAGGTGGTGAAAAAAGTTTTCAAACTGTTTTATACAAACAGGAAGGAGATGTATTAAAGCCAATAGCAAAACCAATAGAGCATGGTGGTATGCAAAACTATGATGTTTATGCTGGATCAACTGGTGGCTTTAGTTTAAGCGAATTATTACAAGGAATTGCCCCTGTAGCTGCTTTAGCTATTGGTGGCCCATTATTAGATGCAGCTTTAATTGGTGGCGCTGCTGCTGGTGCTGGTGCTGGTGCGCCTAGCAGTTTAGAAGCATATATGTTGTCTGCTGGACTAGATGCAGGCACATTTACTGGTGCTAATTTTGCTGCACCAAGTTTGCTAGGTGCGTCTGAACTTTCTGTTGCTCCAGAAGTAACATCTGCTTTAAATACTGCTAATACTACGCTCCCAACCATTCCTGGTACTGCTCCGTACACACCATCTCCATTTGGCACATTAACGCCTCCTCTTACTGGTTCTGGGGCTATTCCAGGCGCTATGTCTACCGCTATACCAGGCACAGGATTAACTGGCGCATTGCCAGCAGGAGTATTAGTTGGAGACGGCACTTTAGGTACAACTTTAGGCGCTACATATTTGGCGGCTGGGCCTGGGCAATTTGCTGTAAATACTTTAGGTAACGCCATCCCAGCAAGCTCTATCGGTATTGGCGGCTTTGCTCCATCAACAGGTTTAAGCATTGGTATTAAAGACGCTTTAAATGTCGCTAGGCTTGGTAGCGGATTGTTAGGTGGACAACAACAACCAACATCACAAGGCGCAACACCAAGGCCACAAAATATAACACC